TACCCTTGAATAAACTGGAAAACTACCGCCCCTGCGGGCAGATACCCGCGAACCCCACCGCCAAGCTGATCTACCTCGCGCTGCGCGATGCCGTGGGGTTTGGCAATTACGTCATCATCCCCCAGCGGCGCATCGCCGAGGCCCTGGGGCTATCCCGCAAGGCCGTCAGCGCCAACCTGCGCCGCCTCGAAAGGGCCGGGGCGATTGCCATTGAACCGCTGTACAACCAGTACGGCAGCCGCCTGCCCAACAAATACAAGCTTGTGGGGGAAGCAAAATGACAGACGAAAGACGATTGATCGGCGATTGGGAAGTTTTGCAGGGCATCCACGTCGGCGATAAAGAAGTGGTGCTGCTGCACGACCCGCGCAACGCCGAAACGCCCTATGCCGTGAGCTATAACAAAAGGGACAACAGCATGGGGATAGAGTATACGGCGGAAGCCGTGGGCAGCGGGGACTACCTCGAAATGATGGAGGAATTTCTGCACAGGGTGCAGGGACAGGTTGACAAGGTGCGGGCCGACCGCGAACGCACCAACGAGCCGCAGGAGGTATTTGGAGAGGAAGCCCTTTGCCAACCACATCACCAATCGCGTACCAATCCAGGCGGTCAACGAAGCCATTGGCGGCGGTCGCAAAGTCTTTCACGGCCCCGTTTACCTTTTTGCTTATTCCTTCCCAATCAAGGTTTTGCACCTTGTGTATGAATTCGTTGCACTTGCCCGCAAAGGCAGCTCCTGAAAAATTGCCCGTCTGCCAGCTTGCGACCAATGCCTCTGTTGCGCGCAGCTCCTGCCGCTTCGCGTATCCCTCGGTGCAGGAATAAAATTCCCACAGCTCCATTTGCTGGAGCTGTGGGACATCTATCCCGATGGCGAAGGCCTGCCGGATCAGTTCTCGGGAGTAGATGTAGGAGGAGCCTCTGAATCCTTCGTCGGGAGACCAAGCATCCTCCTGAATGCGTTTTTTTGCTGTTCGTCGAAATTGGATTTGGCGATCTTGGCCTCCTTCTGCTCGGGCGTGCCGGAATACATCATGCTGACGATGTACTCCTGAAGGACGGCCCAGATGGTGGCGTAGTCCATGTCGGCCTCAATCGCCGCGACAAGCCCTTCCTCCTCGGCCTGCTTCCTGCCGCCCAGGCCGAAGGAGAGCAGCGTGATCATCTCCTCGACGGTAGCGTCGCCGATCTTCTCGAATGCGCTCATGAGCGGCATTTTCAGCTTGCTTTCAATCGCCTTGACCGTACCGAGGTTTGTGCTCAATTCAAATTCCTTATCGCCGATCTGTACGAACATGTCGTTTCCTCCTATGCCGCAAGCGTCTGGACAAGCGGGCCGGAACCGGCTATGCTGATTGAGATTTCCGCTGCCCCGTCCGCCGATGTCGAAATGCTTAGGCTCTCAATGAGCGCCTTGCCAGAGAAGAACGTGCCCTCGTCCAGATAGAAAACGGCGTCGACCTGCTCGTTTGCGGCCTCAAAGGAATCGAGCAGCGCCTGCTGTCCGCCGTTTTGGGCGAAGTCAACCTTTCCGTCACAGCTCGCTGACCAGTCTTTGATCGACCCGATTTTTTCCTTGTAACTGTTCCCGAAGGACACCACCTCGATAATGTCCTTTGATACGTCCACGCTCCAGTTCGCCATATGCGCCATGTTCTGCTTGGTGCCGCTGGGCCGCGTGATTGAAAGATTGCCGGTTACGCCTGTGAATAGCATCTCATAGCCTCCTGACTGTAAAATTAACTGTGTACTCCTGCCGCGCAGGGTTGGCGCTGTCGCGCCCGATGTCGAGCACGGCAGTGCTTTGAAGAATAGATATTTCGTCGTCTTGGTACCGGTTGAGGACCTTCACGCAGGCCATCGCGTTGAGATAGGCCGCGTTCGCGTCCAATGCTCGGCTGCGCACCTGTAAGCCGTGCATGATGTCCGTGCCGCCGAAGCTGTGATTTGGCGGCTCGCCGCTGTACTCGAACAGGCCAACGCAGGTATCGGGCTCTGGGGGCATAAAGCCCTTCTTGACAGGGGGCAATTTTGCCTTACCGGCAAGAAGGGCTTCAACCAAGTCGAGAATGTTTGTCACCCAATCACCTCCTCCGGGATTGCCTCCAGGGCCTTGATGTACCTGGGCAGTCGTTCAAGAAATGGCCTTTCAAGGAATTTAGCGTCGCCGCCCGCAACCATGTTGTATGTCCTACCATTCTGGAGAACATAGCCGTCCGTGCGATCGTGGCGTAAGGTCAAGTCCTCGTGCTGCCGCGGGGCGTAGGGAAGGGAGTAGCCAACGGTACCGAACGCGGCCAAATTGCGCGGGGCCCTTATTCCCGTTGCCTGCTGGTTTTCGTACACGGTAGCCCCGTTGAGAACGGCCTTGCAGTCGTTGCGCAGGTCTCCGCTTTCTATCGGGGCCATGCGGGCGCTGCGCCCGGCAAGGTCAAGCAGGCAACCGCGCACCTTGCGTGTCGTGACGGCAGGTGCGCGCCGCATGGCCTGCTCCAGCTGCCTATTGAGTTCCTTATCTTCTAGGATAATTCCCCCGAAGTCCTTTGCTCTCGCCAACTACACCACCGCCTTGCAGCCCGCGTTGTCGCCGCGCAGGTCCGCCCAGTCATCCACAGACTTGACTAACATGCCGTCAAGCTTGTCGCCTTCCGCAACGGACGCCAGCAAGAAATACACCGTCTCCTGTACCCTGGTTGCGCTATTATTGACCGCGACGATGCGCCCGCGCCGCTGCTTGCGGCACCGGACCGCCTGCGCCGGGCCAAAGATTGGTTGCCCGCGCTCGTCTGTTCCTTCGGCGCGCTGAAGGTAAGCGCGCTGGTTTAAGTAACTGCTCAGCACATCGCATACCCCCCGCCCATAAAAGGCCGCAGCAGCAGGGCGGCGGCTGGACACTGCATAGCGCCTTGCGCCACCCTGCTTCCGTCAAGGCTCTCGGATAGATCGCCGATCCTGAAAGACGTGACCCCCTGCGCTATCAGCTCCGCGCGGTTTACTTCGCCTGTGGCGCCAGCAGAGGCCTCTGACGCCCCCCAGAGGGCCAGCTCAATTTGGGCATGCCTTATCCCGCTCGGAACGCCTGGAAGGCCGCCGCGCGGCCACGCGAGCGCCTGGCGCGCGTCCGTCTTTCGCCGTGGGAATGGGATTGCGTCAATCATTTCGCAGGCGCGAAGCAAGTGCCTATCCTTGTCCTCATGGCGGGCAATCGCGTCCCACGAGAGCCGCAAGGGGTCGTGCCCGGAGTAGCGCAAGCTTATGTACCGTTCAGCCTCAAGCAGGGTTACATAGCTGTTCCTCCCTCGCTTCAGCATCGTCCGCCCCTCCTTAGCCAAGAGATATAATGCGGGCGATCGGGATTGCCTTGTGGTCGATTACAGCGCCGCCCGCCGTGCCCTCGCTGACAAGCGCCCAGTTCGCGCCGTTCTTCAGCTCGGTGTCCGTTGGGCTGAGGGTGGCGACACTGGACTGCGTGAAACTGATGCCGTATGGAGCAAACGCCTTGCGCTGGCGGGTATATAGCGTGTCCTCGCCGCCATTCTTCGCCGGGTCACGGTCCATCTCATAGGGCACCTTCGCGCCTACATTCTCGAAGTCGATCGCGCCAACGCCGAGAATATACGTTGTGTACTTCCCGGCGGCGACTGGCATGCTGTCGTCAACGAGAACGGTGCGCCCGTTCCAGGTGGCAAGGCTGAGGTTGCGCTGGATTCCGTTGGCGTCCGTCTGCTTCAGGTACTCAAGCAGGTTCAGGTTTTCCAGGTTGGTAGCGACGGCGCTGTGCATGATCACAAGGGTGAACCTGAACTTGTTGTCTCCGCACGCCTTCTGGATTGCCGTGTTAAGCGTTGCCGCGCCGACAAGCGCCGCCTCGTCTGTTTCGGAGCTGATGTCGAGGGTGTGATTTGTGACGAAGGGAGCGTTTGCGGTTCCGGTCATCGCGAACACGCCGGTCAGCACCGCAAGCAGCGTGTCCTCGTCTACGTCCTGCCAGTAGTCGGATACCTGCCTGGACACGTTGCCCATGAAATCCACGCCGCCGGTGATGTCATAGGAAAAATCCTTCTCCGTCCAGGCCTTTGCGCGGCCAGTCACGATGACGCCGCGTTCGTAGGTTGTCGTTCCGGTGGATGTGATGTCCGTCGCGCCGTCGTAGTTCAGGGGAACCCCGCCGAGGCGCCCGAAGAACGGAATCTTTGCGAAGAAGGTTCCGACCTGCGCGCCGCTGAACGCGGTGTTGATCTGCGCGTTTCGGGACAGCGCGCCTGATCGGATCAGCTCGTTCAGGCGGGTACGCGGGATCATGTCCACGTACCGCCCGAACACCTCCGGGTTGAATGTCTTTGCGTCAAACTTTGCCATTTCCCAATTCTCCTTTTGTTAGGTTTTGTCGCCTGCCGCCGCGTAGGCGGCAAATTCGTCGTAGGTCATCTTATTGGGGTCTTTTGCGGGCGGGTCGCCCGCCGCGGGATTGCTCGGAACCCACTGCTCTTTGCTGGCAGCTTTGAGCACGGCCGCGAACTGCTTCGCGGTTGCCTCGGCGGCCTCTTTCAGGCCTGTCACCGTTCCGTCGTCGCCAACCTTGATATCGCTGCGGTCGATCAAGCGCTCAAGCAGGGCGGTCTCGTAGCCCGGCAGGCCTTTGATCTCTGCGGCAATCAGGCGGGTGTTTGCCTTGTCGAGGGCCTGCGCGTCTCGCGCGGCCAGGCGTGCGGAAATGTCCCCGATTTCATCGTCCGGCCTCAAGCCGAACGCATCGCGGAAGGCTTTCACCGTCTTTTCCGCCGTTTGGGCGCGCGTGCGGTAGTTCCCCGATTCTCTGCGCAGCGCGTCCACATAGTCTTTGCTGAACGTCTGCGTCTCAGGCTGGGGAGGGTTGGTTTCGGTTGTTGCCGCGTTGTTGGTTTCGTCCATCTGGGATTAACCTCTTTCTTGGGCGCCTGGCCCTGTAATGTAAAAAGCACCGCCTCCCGTGCAGTGCTTTCGTATTAAGTTGCGCCGCTCAGGGCGCCAGGTCAGCGATTCCCTTTGCGATGTTGCGCACCTTCTTCATCAGCGCGTTCTCCTGTAAGTATTCCAAGCCTTTGAGCGTTATGCTGACGTCCCCAAGAATAATGTCGCGCACTCCGAAAAACGGCTGCGCTTGCGCGCCTGTTATATACCCGTCAGAGATTAGCATCTCCATCAACTTTACCCAGTGTGCTTGCGAAATTTTGAAGCGTTCCGGCGCGATAGCGCCCTTGTCGAATTCGTCAACGCTCATCGCCTTTTCAAGCGTCTTCAGTATCTTGTAAATAATGCGGAAATTATCCATGTGCGGCTCCTCCTGGCAAAAGCCTTTGGCGAGTATTGGGTTGAGGGATTAGACGGTATGACGGTATGTCACTTCGGCAATGTCCTCGTGACGGATGTCAAATCCATCCCAAGGATCTTCAGGTGTCCCGGCGCCAACATCCAGGTAATAAGCAATGCCGGGCTTTAGCACCTCCACGATGCAGCCATCGCGCCCATCCTTCAGGCGAACACCATCATATTGATTTACCATCATTGTCTCCCCTCCTGGTCCGGGTAGGCCGTTATAAGGCGTGGCTTCCCGTTTTCGATTTGCCAGACAACCTTAATGCTCATTGGGTTTCGCTTCGGGCCATAAACCACAACACTTTGATTATGCCGGCGCCATTCTCCAACTGTATACTCAGGGCCTACCGGGTATAGCCTTGCCCTTCTTAGAATATCGGCCTGAAAGTCCTGCCAGTTGTCTATATTATAGCCTAAATGGTTGGAAAATGCAACCCCTTTTGACCACCCATCTTTATTTTTCTGGTTGAAGAAATAACCTGTGAATTTATCGCTTTCTGCAACAGCCTGCTCAGCTCCCGGCAACGCTTTTTCCGGGTGCGCCTCCAGCGCGGACCGCCTGCGATAGTCCAACTGCATCATGCCCAACTTGTCGCCGCCCGCCCACTTGATCCGCCGGAACGCGGCCAGTGTCTTGGGCGCGACAAGATGCTCCGTGATTCTGTCCCAGAGCCCGCTGATCCTGGCGCGGCGATAAAAGCTGTGAACCGTTGAATATGGCGGAAAATCGCTGGGCAAATACCGCCACTGGCAACCGGTTTT